AGGTTCGGCATCTGTCAGTGGAGCGGCTAATGCCTCAATTTCCACTACTCTTGCAAATTCTGGCGTCTCTGCCGGGACGTATAATTTTGCTACAATTACTGTAGACTCAAAGGGCCGCGTGACTTCGGCGTCAACAGGAACTGTCGCTGTTCCCATCCCGTCCGGCACAGTTATGCTGTTCGCGCAGACAAGCGCACCGACGGGCTGGACTAAATCCACGACACATAACAACAAGGCGCTCCGCGTCGTTTCTGGCACGGCGTCATCTGGCGGTAGCGTCGCGTTTACGACTGCTTTTTCCAGCCAAAATGTTGGATCGACAACTCTTAGCACATCCCAGATGCCAGCCCATACTCATAGCTACTCAACATTAACTGGCGGCAGTGAGTCTATATATCAAGGCGGCGATAATGGCGATACTGCGAGCGGAACAACAGGATCAACCGGCGGAGGCGGTTCTCATAATCACAGTCTCAATATTGCTGTGCAATATGTCGATGTGATTATCGCGACGAAGAACTAGGGAGCAAAATGAAAGTAGAAAACGGAAAGTTCTGTCCGCTCATCAAAAAGGACTGTGTTGGTCTGCAATGCACTTGGATGATCCAATTGCGTGGCGTTCACCCGCAGACCGGGGAAGAAGTTGATGAGTGGGACTGCGCAGTAAAGTGGCTTCCAATGCTCTTGATTGAGAACGCAAAAGAAGTCAGACAGGGGGCTGCAGCCACCGAGAGTTTCCGCAACGAAATGGTGCGGGCGCACGATGAAACCATGCAAGCCGCTCGGATAATATCCCAGCCAAGCACTATGAGGTTATCCAATGCGATTGACTATAATAAGAGCTGACAACGCCGTCTACATTGACGGAAAAATGTTTGAAATTGACTGCTCAGGCATTGACCAGTCACTGCATGCGGTGCAGTGGCATGATGTTTCTGGCTGGAAAGAATTTGTCCAACCTTTTACAGGCGAGGCCATACTGAATGAGAGCATTTCATCTATAGACGAATTTCAATCTCTTATCGACGCTTGGTATGTTTTGAAACAAAAAGAAGACGAAACAATTGCTGCTAAATAGGCGGCAAAAGTCACCGCAGAACAACAAACCTAGAGATATGGCTCTAGAAGAATTTGAAAAAGACCCCGGCATTACGCCGGGGCAAGTCAGTATCGGAGCAATCAAACAAGGACAGATGGTCAAAGCTACGGCCATTTGTCAGACCCGCCAGAACCATTTCTGTACGGGTATTGTGCGTTTTTGATCAGGCGCACAATTCTTTTTGAGCGTCTAAACGCTCTTGATGTTTTCTAATTGCGTGTAACACTGTCGTGTGATCTCTGTTTCCAAACAGGCGGCCAATCTGCGGCAGGGACAGGCCCGGCCTCTGACGTCTAATCTCCCACATTGCCTCATGTCGCGCAAGCACAAAACGCTTGATACGTATAGGGCTGCGCAGGTCTTCAAGACGGATGCCGTGTTTGACGGCAACCTCGTACATGATCTTCTGCGCCTCACTTAGGTGTTTTGGCGGCTCTAGCGAAATGACGGGAGCCTCTTCACTTGAAGCCTCCTCGCTGACAGCATGCTGCTCCACTGGCGGCAGTTTTTTGATTGGCAGTGCAATGACGCCGTTCTTTATGGCCGCCGCCCTGCTGGCCTCCTCGATGCGCTTACGGACGTTCTTGTAGTGTTCATACAAGTCTTCTGCTGTCTTCAATTCAATGTCCATTTCACTTCCTCCATTCTTGAATTTTTTCTTCGATGGCTAAAACCATCACCAGTGTAAAGAAGCCGCATCCGACTACAGTCAAGACGGCAACGGCAGTGGCACTAATGAGCGCCAATCCAAACAAGTAAGACATCTTTCCTCCTAATCCCAATGCCCCGGTGCCCGACGCACCATGGCGACGTAAATCCGCTTGTAGCGTTGCGCTTTCTTGCGGAGGCGGATCGCCCAGCCCCGCGTTCCGGCGACGTGGCACGCAGACATCTCGGCGTCAGTGCGGACGCCACTGGCAATGCAGAGGCGCATATGCTCGATCCCCGCCGCAATGCCATAGGCTGCCTCGTTCAGACGACGCGGATTGAAGCCCATGGCGCGAGCGGATCCCGGCATGACCTGCATGACGCCCCTTGCCCTTCCGTGGCGCGTTCTTAGCCCAACAGCCTTTGGATTGAAGCGGCTCTCGACGTAAGCAATCTTGACTGCCGAGCCCACCCAACGCTTGCCCAGTTTTTTCTTGGCTTGCAGGGCAACCATGCGGCGAACTATACGCTTGCGCTTCGACACGCTGCGAATACGGCTGACGTTGTCATTGTACGACGGGACTGCCGGAGCCTTTAGCCCTTGGCTCCAATACATCTTGTCTTTGCGGAAGAAGTCAGCCGGGTCTTCTTGTGCGGCGACAGGGCTGCCAATAGCAATGGCAGCCATAACAGCGAGAGCTGCTCTCATATCATTTCTCCTTTTGGGGGAACTTACTGAATGCGCCCTAAACTATTTTCAAGCTCTCCTTGAGCTTATCTTCTGCCTTCTCAATCTCAATTGCCGATAGCTCGGCATATCCTGCGATGTCACGCCAACTGTCAATGTGATTGTTGTCGCCTTGCAAAATGCGCGTGACCTTCAACGCGATCATTTCCAAGCTGGTGACCTGCGGATCAGTCAACTTGCCTTTGCTCCAATTTGGCCCCGTAGACCAAAGCCGCAAAGTCTCTTGGATCATGCGCGAGACATCGCCATAATTCCCGCTGACCTTTTCTCTCTCGTTCAATATTTCGTTTACGTTTTGCATTTTTCCCTCTTCTATTTTGATGACGGTTTCAGGGCTGCAAGCAGACCCCTCTGCGTCATGTCTTTATGAGCAAGGACGCCCATAACTCTCTCGTCAATCGTACCCTTACCAGTTAAGTGAAGGATACGCACTGGCTTTTCTTGTCCCTGCCGGTGCAGGCGTGCATTGAACTGCTGGTAGTATTCGAGCGACCACGTCAGGCCAAACCAGACAATGAGGTTCCCACCATTCTGCAGATTGAGCCCGTGCCCCGCTGACGCCGGGTGGGCGAAGAGCATTTTAATCTCACCGGCGTTCCACTTGTCAATGGTTGTTTGTCTTTTATCGAGAACAACTGCGTCGGGAAAGCGGGCCTGCAGCCGGGCAAGATCCGACTTGTAGTTGTATGCAACAAGCAGCGTCTCGTTCGGGTTGTCTTCGACGATCTCCTCCAAGGCGTCCAGTTTGGCCTTGTGCGTCTCTGACCAGTTCTTTTTGTCGTCCGTGTAAATTGCGCCATTTGCAAACTGCAGGAGCTTGTTAGCGAGGACTGCAGCTGTCGCCGCCTCCACCTCTTCGCCGTCCTCCAGCTTTGCCAGCAGCGTCTTCTCAAAGTCTTTGTATATCGCCAACGCCTCTGACGGAAGCTCAACCATCTCGGTCAAGTCTATGCGCGGCGGCATGTCGAGATAATCATCTGCGCTCATGTACAAGACCCGGGGCAGGATCAGATTGTGGATAGTGTCGGCTGCCCCCTCCTTAATGTTCCACTTGTAGCCCATGTAGTCGCTCTCAAAAAACCGCTGTTTGTAGGAGATCACAGTGCTGCCAAGGGCGTCGCCAAAGTCGATCAGAAACATCTGGGGCCACAGGTCCAGCAGGCTGTTGGGTGACGGGGTGCCTGTCAGCAGCACCATGTATTCAGTCATCGGCAGAATACGCCGCAGCGACCTGAACCGCTTTGTTGACGGGTTTTTGAAGCTGCTGCTCTCGTCAATAATCACCATGTCAAACGGCCACTTGGAGCCATAGTGCTTGACAAGCCAATCGACGTTCTCGCGATTGATGACGTAGACGTCTGCTGATGTCATCAGCCCTTGCAGACGCTGTTTCGCAGAGCCTGTGCAGACCGAGACGCGCATGTGATCGAGGTGCGACCACTTGGAGACCTCTTGCTTCCAAACGCTGTTGGCGACGCGCAGGGGCGCAATAACGAGCGTCTTGCGTATCTGGAAATCGTCGATTAGGTCGCTAACAGCCGTCAATGCGGATGCAGTCTTACCCAACCCCATGTCGAGGAAGAGGCCGCACCGCTTGCGGTCTTTGATGAAAGACACGGCGCGGTTCTGGTAAGCGTGCAGATTGTTACGGTCTAGCATTTGATTTGACTTACATCTTCCAGTTTTGAGATTACTAACACCGTGCAGCCGAGCGACCGTCGTTTTTCGTGGTCGCGCTCCTGCAGCGGCGTAGGCTTTTTTTTGGGAGCTTTACATTCTACAAATATGATCCTGCCCCCCGGTAGCGTGACAATACGGTCTGGCACGCTGCGGCGTCCGGGGGAGACAAATTTTTCGCATAACCCTCCAAGGTCTTTCACTCGACGTACAAGTGCTCGCTCTATTTGCTTTTCTAGCATTTGCGAACCTTATTCGTCAATCGAGTTTCTGAAATTTTTGCATCGGGATGATGACGCACGGCTCAATGTCCTGCGCGTCCCCCCGGTCACGTCTCCCAGCCGTTTTCAACTTCATTTCTGGCCAAGTGTCTTCGGTTTTTAAACTGTACGCAAAAACACCGTCGATCAAGCTGAGAACTAGAATGAACGCGATATTGTGTGTCTCTTTCCAACGACGTCCAGCCTGCCACTTGTGTGCGCTGAGGATCAGGCCGCCCCACCCGTCCAACGTATCGTAGTCGTAGTTTCGGCATTTAATCTCCATCACGGCCACGATCCGGCCTTCGCGGGTCAGAGAATAATCAATTTCGCAAGCAATCTTCAGTTTGTCTGCGTCGCAGTCCCACCGCTGCTCCAGCATTTCGGCAATTGCTCGCTCGTTCTTGCGGTCTGTCTCGGACTCGTACATGGGCCGTGGCATCGTTACCTCTCGCAGCAGACCAGCTCGGCGATGACGCTGTAGTGGCCGTGGGGGGCCTGCATAAGCGTTATCTGACACCCGCTCGTCCAGACAGTATTGATGTCGTGGAGCCGGGCGTAAAAGCAGTATCGTATCATACTTCGACTCCCACGTCTGCCAGCGCCGCCCGAGCAAGTAGAAGGTATCTGCCGTAGTCCATGTCGCACGGCATCTTCTCAGGCAGCTCCATCATGGGTTTTGCGCCCTCAGACCGAGGAACCCGGTTGGAGTTCCTCGCGTAGTGAATTGCCTCACCCTGCATCAATGCTGACGAATAGTAGAACCTGACCGCCTTCCCGAGGAACTGCCCGCGCCACACTGCGCCGCCCGTCACTGTGCGGATGTGTACAAATCGCGTCACGTCGTTGCTGGTTAATATCGTATTGCTCAGGGATGTTCCTGCGCTCAGATAATTGGCTACTGCGTCACTGACAATCTGGAAGTCGGCGTTCTTGTTCAGCAGCGGGTCTGCGTAGACGCCCTTGCGCTTGGTCTTGCCGTCGAGCTTGACGGCAATGTAGTTGTTCACGTCCCGGCTGTGCAGCGAACGGTAGTCTGACCGCTCAAGCTCGAAGCTGGTCTGCATCGACCACTCAAACGTCACCCCCATGATATTGTCTTCAAGCGTCTTGTCGAACAGGACGACGACGCCGTCGGTGTTGGCGCTGACGACCTTCGCGCCGGAGGATTCCAACATCTCGATCAGCATCAACAGGCAGAGCTGGCCGGTGACTGTCGTCTGGATCATCAGCTCCGGCGCGTACAGGCTGGAGTACATACTGCCCAATTTCCCGAACGACCCATTCACGACGATCTTCAGGGTGTCTGCCATCACCTTGTCGCCCTCCGCCTTAGCCTTCAGTCGCCGGGTGACGATGTCCTTGTAGACTGTCAGGAAGTTTGCCCCCATGGACTTCGGCGACAGGCGCTGCTTCAGGATGATGTTCGGGTAATAACTGGCGACGTCAAAGTCGGCAAGGATCTGCTCGGATGTTGCCTCGACGCTGCGGGACTTCTCGCAACTGTGCAAGCCGCCAATGCCCATCTTGTACTCAGTGCCGCCAATCGTGATCTTCTTGTCCTGCAGCTCCTTGGGAAGCTGCACGGAGCCATTCAGTCCGACGGGGAAGTCGCTGTCCAGAACCATCCGAAAAAATTCCCGCAGGTGCGGTGACTGGAACTCAACAAAGCCGGGGTCTTCATACTTCAGCAGCGATCCGATCTCGACCTTCCGGGGCTTGTAGGACTTGCCGGTCAGCGCGGTCAGCTCGTGCTTGATGACCGCCTCGGCAATCTGGGCGTCGCTCTTGCTGCGCAGGTCAATTCCCCCGTACTGCTG